GACAGTGCACGCAGGATCGGCAGGATCTGCGCCCCACCCGCGCCAAGCGCTACCAGCACCGCGACGATGCCCCAGATGGCCGCCTCAATCCGGCGCGTCTGCTTGCGTAGGCCACAAATCTCGGCACGCACCGCCGTGTAGCGCTCGGCACAGCGTTCGACATGCAGCGCCAGATCCTCGCGCTCGCGCGCGTGGAGTTCCCCGTTACTCATGATTTCCTCCCGAAAGTAATCAGCGCAGCCAATTGCCACGCGGTGCCAGCCAGCCGGGCCGACGCATCATGGGTGGAGGCTCCGGGCTTGGCGCCGGCGCTGGGAATGCCGCAGCCGCTTCCACCTGCGGCACATCCACCGGTGCATTCGCGATGTCCTCGCGTAGCCTCTGCCAGAACCGCTCGCCATAACGATCGGCGCCCAGCAACCACAGCGCCGCGCGCGCCAGCACCGCGCAATCCAGCGCCTCATTCCTGTCCCGCAGCTTCGCCCATTCTTGGCGTACAAAGCCGCGACGGTCCTTCACTTGGTGCAGCTGCTCCGCCACTAGCTGCTTGACCCATTCAACCTCGATCCCCTGCGGCAAATGCACCCAGCCAGGTGGGAATTCCGCCGCCTCGCCACGCCCAAGCCAAAGCCGGCGATAGAGATCAACCTTCCAGGTCGAAACCGAGACCGTCCAAAGCTTCAGGCCACGCCGCAGCTTCCGCCCATCCACCAGCGCATCCACCGGCGTTGGGCCCTGCACCGGCTGCGCGCGATTCCAACCATCAACCCCCTTGGTCGGCGCAATGCGCGGATCGCGCAGCCGGCGCAGATGGCCATAAACCGCCGCCGTATCGCGACCGCCGGTATCAACGCAGGCCTTGGAGATGCGGATCGCGCTGCCATTGGCCCGCGGCCAATCGCGCGCCAACAACTCCGCCAGCGCATCCCAGGGCGCGCGTTCACGCGGGCTGCCGGCGATGACGATGTGATCGACGAGCCAGGAGGAATAACCTTCTGCCCAGGCCCAGATATCGCATTCCAGCCGGTCATCCTGCACATCGACGCCCGCCGTCAGCACCAGTGCGTCCTGCGCCACAACACCCAGCCGGAAATCCTCGCGCCGTTCCACCAGTCGTTCCCAATCCGGTGCCTCTCCACGATCCTGCCAGGTCTCGCCGAGCACCGTGTTGCGGAAGGTTTTCAGATCCTCGGCCTTGCCCTGGGCTGCTTCCCAATCCCGCGCGATTTGTTCCCAGGATAACCAGCCGACTGGGGAATAGAGCGCCGAGATATGAAAGCCGATCGTGTGCGGGTTCTCCGCCGATGCTGTCGGCCGCCATTCGCCGGCGGCGAGCATGGCGGTCTTGTGATGTTCCTCAATCGGCGTGTCGCAATCTTCACAATGGTAGCGCACGCTGCGTGGGTCGCCCTTCTCCCAGATCAGGCGTTCGAATTTCAGCCATTGCATCGCGCCGCATTGCGGACAGGGCAGGAAATAGCGCCGCTGGTCGGAGGCCGCGTATTCCCGTTCAATCCGGCTGCGCCCGGCGATGGTCGGCGTTGAGACCAGAAAGGCCTTCCTTCGCCAGCCGAAAGTGCGCGCCCGGGCCTCGGCCAAGGCAATCGGATCGCCTTCGCCTTCGATGTCGCCGGGATAGGCATCCACCTCATCCAGAAACAAAAACCTCGCCGGCATGGAACGCAGCCCGACCGCACTATTTGCGCCGGTAAGTACCAGAATGCCGCCCGGGAATTCCTTGGACAGCATCGTATTGCCGCTGTCCCGCGCGCGGGCCGGCGCCACGCGTTCCCGCAGCGCGGGTGTTTCCTCCAGCAATGGGTCAATGCGCTGGCGGGAGAAACGTTTGGCGAGTTCGACGGTGGGCTGCACCGCCAGCACCGGCGCCGGGACGTGATGCAGAATATAGCCGAGCCAATTATTGCCTGCCTCGGTCGCGCCCACCTGCGCGCCTTTCATGAATACAATCCGCCGCGCCGGATGCACGGCGGACAGCGCATCCATCACATCACGCAGATAGGGCGTGCGGCTCGTCCGCCAGGGGCCGGGCTCAGACGAGGCGCGGCTGCCCAGGATGCGGTGTTGTTCCGCCCAGGTAGATACCGTGAGTTGCGGTGGCGGGCGTAGCATGGCCCCGGCACGGCGGCGCACATGTTCACGCGTGCGGCCTTCATTCGCCGCCGAGGCCGGGAGGGTCGAAGCGATCGGAAGCCTCCGTCAGAAGCTCATTGATGTGCTGCTGCAGGATGGTTTGCAGTAGGTGGGGCTCGACGCCGTGTTCGGCGGCGATCGTGTCTGCTGACGTATTTGCATATTTCAGATTAAAACATTGCTGAAATGCCAGTATCGTCGGGCCCGCACCTAAGGATGAAGAGGCTCCAGTCAGAGATCAGACTTATCGTGGGACCTCACTGCTATCGCCGTGTCTGCAATACTGCGGGTCCATTGGAAAATTTGGATCCTTAATCTGATTTGAAACCAACATCTGTCGGTAATCCGGCCACGAAACGTTAGGATCTTCAGGGCGCTGATATTGGTCCGGAACAACTCTAGGAAGGCCCCGCCTACGTTCTGCGGCATTGGCATCCCAAGAACTTTTTCCGCCGACATTCACGCCCTGGTATACTAGGACCTGATCGAAGGTACCAACGCTACTCTCCTTCATAGCCAAAAGTAGTAGGCGATCCGCTTGCTCGCGAGAGCATCCCTGCGACCAGTACAAATAATCATGTACTATCGCCGCTCGACTGTAGCGCCCATGAGGGCTAAGGCCCAGTGACCAGAGTTCGCGGGGAATGGAAGCAAAATCTGTTACAAATCCTTTTGGAACAATTATCTGATCTTGAGTTGATCCTATCACATACCTCATGTCTTCAAGTACTATCCAGAATTTATTGTCTCCAAACGCTCTTACTCCCGGTGACTGAGGAGGAGCCTGTGCTGATGCTTGGTAAGCAATAGGTGATGCAAGCATGGTCAATATGAAACAAAACAAAATGCGCATGGGCTACTCCCGAAAGTTTTCTGGCAAATGATTCCTACTCTAACTCAAGATTACGATACCGATGTATACATCATTGTAAAGATACCTGCGCACATGTTCACGCGTCGGCCTTCATTCGCCGCCGATGCCGGGAGGGTCGAAGCGATCGGAAGCCTCCGTCAGAAGCTCGTTGATGTGCTGCTGTAGGATGGTTTGCAGCAGATGGGGTTCGACGCCGAGTTCGGCGGCAATCACGCCGGCCACGCGCGCGGGCCAATTCAGCAGCGCGTCGCGCATGGTGCTGGCGATTTCATCAATCGTCGCATTGGCGGTCGCGACGTCGAGCAGCCGGCCCTTGCTTTCATCCAGTGCGAGGCGCTGGGCTTCCACCTTCAGGGCAAGCTGCGCGACCTTCAGCCGGGCGAAGGGCGTGCCCTCGGCCGCCGCGCTGCCAGCGAGGGCGGAACGCTGCGGGTCGGCGGTGTCCAGCAGCCGGGCGCGTGTCTTGGCGATGTCCCATTGGCCATCGGGCTCGCGCGTGATGCGCCCCGTGCGTTCGGCCTTGTGCATGGTGGTATCGCTGACGCCAAGGCGTCGTGCGGCTTCGCGCGTGGAGGGTGTCAGTTCAGCCATGGCGGCGACCTCCCGCCGCGCGTTGGTGAGGGTTCAGGAAATGATCAGCCTATCAGTGCCTTGAGCTTCGCGCGTACTTCGGCGAGTTCCGATGCCGAAACGCGACCCTTGCGCGTGGCGCGGCGCGCTTGCCAATCCAGGCTCTTGACCTGATCTGCAAGAACCACGCTCGAGGGATTTCCCTTGATGGCAACTTCGAAAGGATAGCCCTTAATGCGCGTTGTCAGCGGGCAGCACACCATCAAGCCGGCCTTACCATTATAGGCCGCCGGGCTAAGCACCAAAGCCGGGCGGTGGCCCGCTTGCTCGTGGCCAGCCTGCGGATCGAATTCCAACCAGACAATATCGCCGGCTTCCGGAACGTAGCGGCGACCACTCACCAGATTTCGCGCCCCATGGGTGGGCCTGTTTCAACCGCATCGTGTCGATTCTTTTTGGTGATGCCATTGACCAGCGTAT